GGATGTTTCGTTGAATCAAATGGGATTGGTGAGGGTATGTCTCAACTAATAAAGAAAGAAATACGTGGTGCTAAATCATTCTATTCATCTCAGGATAGTAAAATGACAGCAGTTAGAACATTAATGACTGATTTGGATTCAGGTGTTATTGAACTACCTACTAAAGAGTTTTTCCCACATCTATACAATGAACTAAGTTCATACACATACAAATATAGTGCTAACGGAAAAATAAGTTTTACTCACCCTAAAGGTATGAATGATGATTGTTGTGATTCACTTTGGTTAGCTAATAGTGCTAGAAACGATTTAAAACGTTCTGGACAAAATGCCCTTAGGATTGGAAGTTTAAGATAAGTTAAGGAAAGCCGACGAGAAATCGCCGGCTTCCTATTTAGAGAGAGTATATGGAGAACATAGTTCTAGAACGATAATATTTTAGAGTCTAGAGTATCCCAAAATGATATTATATTGTATATGAAAGAGATTGAGATTAAACTACCTAACTATTTGACGCTTAAGCATTATAAAGCGTTAGATAAAGTGTATAGTTTGGAGAACAACCTTCAAACGCTACATACCATTGCTTCCATTTTAGATTTGCCTATAGACGAGGTAAAACGTTGGAGTATGAATGATATAACCAATATATGGAAATCAATAAACGAGATATTAGAAGAAAGCGGTAAGCCTGAGTTCTACCCTATTATTGAGTTTAATGGTATCAAATATGGTTTCCAGCCAATGTCTAAAATGTCATTGGGTGAATACATTGACATTGATAACTTAGTAAAGGACAAACTAGCAAATGTAGAACAAATATTGTCTATATTGTATCGTCCTATTAAATCCCATAGCATAAAAGGGATTACATTTAAAACTAAATCGTCATTAAAACTGATATTCACTAAGGATAAAGTAGAACATCTATTCCCATACTATGAAGTTGAGGAATACGATAATGAGAAACGTAAACTACAAGCTGAAACATTTAGCGATTTTCCAGCATCAGTAGGTTTAGGTGCCTTAGCTTTTTTTTTAGGAGTAGGCAATCTGTCATTAGCAGATTCCCTAACCTCTACCCTCCCGAACTCGAAAAAGCAGACGAAGCAGATGATGAGGAAAGAGATATCAGCTTACAAGAACATTATGGGTGGTTCTACACGCTATATGAGTTGGGAAAGTCTCCCATCTTATCAGTTGGGGGAGAAAACAACATTCTCTCTTTAAACACCATATACGTTTTGAACTATTTATCTATGATGAAAGATATTGAGAGTGAGAAACAGAAACAACTACGAGAACAACAACGAGTAAATAAAATAAAATAACTATGGAAAATGAATCAGTAAAAGGACAATACGTTGCCCCTAAAAAATCAACCAAACCACCTAAGGATACTAGAACAGAACTAGAGAAAAAGGTGATTGGAATGTCTCCGCAGTTCAATGTAAACCAAATCGCTTCGATGTTGATGATTCCATCACGTCAAGTAAAAGAAATATTAAATAAATAATGGCATCTAACTATCGTTCATTTAAGCAAGTCGTAGACTTATTCGAATCAGCTTGTGATATCAACTTAGTTGTTAACACATTTAAGTTTGGCACTATTGATAAACTAGATTCATCATTACAGAACGTAGAATACCCATATGTGTTTTTACGTCCTATGTCATCTGCTGGTTTACAACAAGATGCTAATGGTATTAGTGCTGGAACAAGACAACTTCAGTTTGAGTTATACTCATTAGACATTCCTAAACTAACCGAAAGTGATTATCTAGGAGTAATGGGTGATACAGAACAAACAATATATGATTTAATATCGTATTTTAATCTTGGTGATTACCAGCAAGAGACTTTTGTTAACCTAGTTAATATTACTCCAGTGAACGAGGCATTTAACGATAGAGTTTACGGATGGACAGCATTGATTACTTACAATGAAAATGGTGTTTACAACTATTGTGATTATCCTAAACAATAATGGCTGATTTAGTTGCTATATTAGAAGGTGATTTAACCGAGGAAAAAAATATCATAGCAGAACAAATGCGTGAAGCGATTGTTGATGCTTTGGTATCACAAAACCCAATACCTCTAGCAACAGGACGCTTAGCATCATCTATTGAAGTTCGCCCAACAGAAGATGGGTTTGAAATATATGCTGAAGATTGGTGGAAATGGGTAGAATATGGTAGAAAAGGACACGGCAAGTTTCCACCTATTCAACCATTAAAACAATGGATACAAGCTAAAGGTATTAAACCTAAAGGCGGAATGAAACCAGAAAGTCTAGTATGGGCAATAGCTACTAGATTAAAAACATCAACAATCAAACCACGTCCATTCCTACAACAAGGTTTGGATGCTGTAGCAGATGAAAGTATAGATAAAATGTTTACATTAATAGAAGAAGCAGTAGACGAAATATTTAAGTAATGGCAATAACGATTAATCAAGAACCAACATCACCTAACTTAGCAAATCACGATTTGTTATTTCAAGTTAGTTCAACTCAAATATCACAACCGCAGTTTCAATATGTGTGTGATATAAAAGATAATAATGGAACGTTAATACAACGTATTAAACAACAAGCAAACCCAAATGGTGATGCTACATTTAACCTATCTCAAATCATTGTTAATGACTTAGGTGTAGCAGATAAAGTATGGGAAGCAAGTATAGATGGTGAGTTCAATACTGCCAGCACAGAATACGAAGTATATTTTGGTGAAGAATATGGAACATCAGTTTCATCATCTATTACATTATACGATGGTGCTGGTTCAGTAGGGGCACCTAATACAACAGGTTCACAATACTATTTTATGTTAGATGGGGTATTAAACCCACAACAACTACAGAACTGGAACTGGGCAAGTAGTTCAAAACTAGACTATCAAACACCTTCATCTACTGAAGTATATTCACATCAAAATGGTTTAACATTATTCAATACATCATCTATTCGATTTGGTGATTATCATACTATATCATTCTTAAATGGTAATGTAGTAGGTGATTCACCACAAGAGTTTTCAGCACAAGATGTTTATTACCTACGAGTAGAAGAATATGAGGCTGATGGAACATTGATTAGACAACGTGATTTTAAAAATAGAAAAACTTGTAGGGGTGGTTCTTTATCTCAAACGTGGCAACAATTTAATAACTACTTAAATCAAACAGAGGCAACTAAAATAACTCATTTTGGTGTTGGAACACAAAACTTTGAAGATAGTGCTTATGGTATTACTTCATCGTGTGCCTATTACGATGTTTCATTTTATGGACAGCTAGATTATAACGATATTAACGAAAGTGGTAGTTGGGGTAGCTACAGATTTAATATTGTTCCAGCTGATTGTGGATATGAAGGAGTTAGATTTGCTTGGAAAAACCAATATGGTATGTGGGATTACTACAACTTTACATTGGCAGAATCACGTATATCAAACGTTAGTAGATTGAACTATGAACAATCGTTCGTAGATTATAACACCAATACAGCAGTTCCATATGACAACACTAGACGTGGAAATACAAACTTCTATAACGACATTACTAAACTTAGAACAGCTGAAAGTGATTGGTTAACACAAAGTGATGCTGATAACTTACGTGAACTATTTTATTCAACAGATGTTTACGTTCAACATCCAAGTTTAGGTTATCTACCTGTTGTAATCACAGATGCTAACATTACAGAGAAGACAAATCCACGAACACAAAAGTTGTTTAAATACACAGCTAACTATCAGTTTGCTAATAGACAACAAGCGAGACTATAATGGCTACAATATTAAGAACATATAACGATTTAGGAGAAAAATACGATTTAGACGTATTCAATGAACAGCAGTTTCTATTAGATATTTCAGCAATCGAAAGTGGTGATATAGGTAAGGTATTTGGTATCTCATCACAAACATTTGCTTTACCACCTACAAAAAACAATAACGAATACTTCAGTAATCTATACGATTTAGGTGCTGTTGAACCTAGTGGTAGTTTAGCAAACGTAGCATCATCACCCTCAGCATTTACTAAAACACAAGCGTGTCAAGTATTAAACGATGGTATTGCTATTTTTAATGGTAGATTATATTTAGATTCTATTATTACTAATGAAGATGGTGATACAATATATAACGTTAACGTTGTAAACGAGACAATCGATTTTAAATACCAAATACAAGATTTAACATTTGGTGATTTAGATTGGAGTGATTATAACCACACTTACACATTCGCTAATATATCTCAGTCTTGGAATGAAAATCTATTTAGTGGTGATATTGTTTACCCATTAGTAGAATATGGTGCTGAAAAAGGTGATGTAAACGCCTCGTATCTAAGTAGTGGAGGTAAAAATAATACGTTTACCAATGCGGATACACCATTAAGAGTTGATGATTTCAAACCTGCTATTAGGTTAAAAGCTGTAATGGATAAGGTATTTGATACGTTAAACTACAAATACACTTCATCGTTATTTGAATCATCTTATATGGATAGTGTTTATATGCTATCTACTAAAGACACAACTAAGGGAACAGCATTTGTAAACCCAATACAACAAGCATTTAAAGCAGAAACATCTACTCAGTTTAATGCTGACTTTACAGGTTCTGTTATTCAAGCAGATAGTGAACTATATGATAATGCTGGAAACTATGATACTACAACTTATGAGTTTAGGGCTGGAGAAAATGGGAACTACTCATTTGATGTTAGTTTAGAAGGCTTACTAACAGGTATTTCATTCCCACAAGAACCTAGACAAGCATATATTGAGATGCGAGTTAATGGTTCTTCAACAGGTATTCCATCTGTATGGTATAATCTAAAGGGAACAGCTAATAATACAACAAAAACATTTAATGCTAACTTTGCTAACGTCAACTTACAAAGTGGTGATGGAGTTAAGTTTTATATTTACTTTGAAAAAGCATCAGCATATAGTGAGTTCTTAACAATCAATCCTCAATCGTATATACAATGTTATCAATCACCTCTAACTCAAGTAGGTGCTAATGTTAACTTAAAGGGTATATTCGAGGAAGAAACATCTGTGTTAGATTGGCTTAACGGCGTTATACAGAAGTTTAACTTAGTAATCGAACCACTTGCTGATAATCCAAAAATATTAAGTGTAGAAACGTTTAATGATTGGGTAGATAAAGGTAGTGTAGTTGATTGGACTGACATTGTTGATAGAAGTG